GGCTACAACGTTATTGTTGGCATGTTCGATGCCGCCAACGCTGATCCTGATGTAGAGGGCATATTGCTTGCCATTAATTCGCCAGGTGGCACCGTTGCAGGGTGCTTTGACGCCACAGACCACATTGCACAAAACAAGGGTGACAAACCTGTTTGGGCAATTTATGACGATATGGCTTGTAGTGGCGCTATGTGTATTGCCAGCGTTGCAGACAAGCGATTAACAACCCAAACCGCCATTAGTGGTTCGGTTGGCGTTGTTCAGATACATGCCAGCTATCAGGAAATGCTTGCTGAATCAGGCTTGGCGGTCACGCTAATTTATTCTGGTTCTCACAAGGTTGATGGTAACCCTTATAAAAACCTTCCCGAATCTGTTTATGAAGATTTCAAAACCCAGTGCGACGACTTGCGCCAACAGTTCGCTGCCAAGGTAGCAACAAACATTGGCTTACCTATTGAAACCGTTCTTGAAACAGAAGCGCAAACCTATACCGGGCAAGCAGCTGTTGATGCTGGCCTAGCTGACGAGTTGGTTAACTCGCACAACATCATTTCACATTTTAAACAACATCTGTCCTCACCGGACAGTTCAACACTACGGAGCGTCACAATGAGTGAACAATCTACTTCGGTGGCAACTGAGTCGGTAACTGCCGGTGAAGAAGCCCAAGCTGCTACGCCAGCAACCGCTACTACTGAAAATGCGGTAGACCATCAAGCACGTTGCAAAGCCATCATTACGGCTGAAGCTGCAGAGGGTCGAAAAGACTTAGCGCACCACTTGGCATTTGATACTGATATGTCAGTAGAGCAAGCGTTGGGTGTTTTAGCTAAAGCCCCTCAACAATCAGCAACCGCTGAACAGGGTAATGCGCTTGATGCTGCAATGGCTAACACTGAGCAACCAAACATCACGGCTGTTGCAGAAGACTCTGAACCTTCAGAGGCAGAACAGTTCGTTCAATCTTACAAAACAGCTACCGGAGCAAAGTAAATGACTACTGAATCTTACAACTATGATCATCCTGTCTCTGGCAGTGATGAAATCGCTACTACTAGCGTAACCATCGCGTCTGGTCAGAACCTGCCAGCAAATACCCCGCTTGGTCAAGTTACCGCTACTGGTAAGTTCGTTGAGTGTAACCCTTCAGCTACTAACGGTAGCCAAACAGCAGTTTATCTAACTGCACAAGCTGTTGATGCATCTGGCGGCGATACTCAAGCGCAGGTAATTAAGTCGGGAACGTTCGACCCTGAGCAATTGAACTGGCATGCAAGCTTTGATGCCACTAAAAAATTAACTGCTTTTTTAGGTACACCAATCAGCCTACAAAAACAATCAGCCGTTTTATAAGGAGCGCGCACAATGTTTACCCCTCTAGCAACTAGCACAATGCTTTCAATTGTTTCTACAATGGGCAAATTTGATCCGTTTTTTCTGCGCTTGTTCTTTGGCAGTGTTGTTACATCGCCAGATGAAAGCATTCACTTTGACAAAATCCATGACGATGTAGTTATGGCCCCGTTCGTATCACCAGTTATTGCTGGTAAGGTACACAAAGAGAAAGGCGGCGAACTTAAAAAGTTCACTCCCGCTTATGTTAAACCTAAGCACGTAGTTAAGCCCTCGAACAACTTGAAGCGCCGCCCTGGTGAATCTTATTTGGGTGAACTAACACCAGCTCAACGCAAGCAAGCAACGGTAGTTGATTTACTTGACCGCCAAGACAAAGCAATTACCGCTCGTGAGGAATGGATGGCAGCACAAGCCGTGCTTACTGGCTCTGTTACCGTTGAAGGTGAAGACTATGAAAAGCAAGTAGTTGACTTTGGCCGTAACCCCGAGAACAGCATCACTCTAATAGGTGCCGCAAAGTGGGATGCTGTAGATCCTGATACCTATGACCCAACGGACGACATTACTACGTGGGCTGAAAATGCTACTGGTAACATTAACACTATCGTTATGGGTAAAACGGCTTGGGCTAAGTTCTACTCGTTCAAGTCTGTAAAAGACAACTTAGACACTCGCCGAGGCAGCTCTTCAGAAATGGAAACGGCAACTAAAGACCTTGGCATGGTAGTTAGCTTTAAAGGTTACTTTGGTGATGTGGCTATTTGGGTTTACATAGGCCAGTACATCGATGCTGAAACAGGTAACAAGGAATACTATATGCCTGCAGGTAAAATTCTGCTTGGCAACTCGTCTTATGATGGTGTTCGTTGCTACGGTGCTATCCAAGATGTTCGCGCTAACGATGAAGGTATTGTTTCTGCTTCTCGCTATCCGAAAAACTGGATGCAAGAAGATCCATCGGTTGAGTACATTATGACGCAATCAGCGCCACTTATGGTTACGCCTGATCCAAACGCGTTCGTTGATGTAACAGTCCTTTAATTCTTCAATTGGGCGGGTTTACCCCGCCTAAAGGATATTTATGGCTACTCAAACAGCAAAGCAAAAAGCGGCTACAGCTAAAGATGCTAATAGCACAGCCGCAAAAGTTACAACTGAAAGCAAGATGGAAGTTTCCCTTTCTAAAACTGTTCAGCTTGTACCAGGTGCAGAACCTCTTAAGCCCGGTTCACACTCGCTTATAGAATCTGTAGCTAACGACTTAATTGAATCTGGTTTGGCCGTTAGCAAAGAAACAGCAAAAAGCGAAGACGAAGAGTAAACATGGACGAGATAGATCGCTTACTTAACGATGCCTGCAGCGATGTAATTGAGCATCTAGGAAATACTGTTTTCGTTGATGGTGTAAAACTAAAATGCACCATCGAGGATGAGCAGTTTGAAGATGAAAGCGGCTATCGACGTGAAGTTTTGCTCAGCTTCAATAAAAATGACGCACCCTTGCTTAAAAAGGGTGCGTCCGTTGTTTGCAGAGGCCAAAATTTTGTTATTGGTCGAATCCCGAGAGAAGACTTTGACGATCCTTTTTACACAGTGGAACTAAAGCGTGCATAAAGCCAGAGAGATAATTAACAGATTTCACGAGCAGTTACTTTTCTTAAAAGAGGGGTATGTTGCTGATGTTGTGAAAACCGATATCGATACAGAACAAGAATTTCCACTTGTTTCTGTATTAATGGGCCCAGACACACGCGAGGAACTAACAAAGGAAATGTACCAGCACCAACTGACGCTTTATACAGATATAAGCGTTCGTGTTGGTAAAGATAGCTTGTATGAAGCCATGCTGGATATACGAGAGCAAATCGAACTGAGGGTTTTGCAGATGCAGAAGCTTGATTTGGATTTCGTTTTTAGAATTACATTTCAAAACATGGGTGAACCGGAATACAACGGCGAAGGTGTTGATTACACCTGTAAAACCCGGTTGGAATTCATGGTTGAATATTTCAGCCAGCACGATAACCCAAGCGCTTAACTAACTTTCAACTTATTCTAAGCCCTGCTATTTAGCGGGGCTTTTTTATACCTAAAAGGGGAACGCTAATGGCTGGTGAATTAAACGGCACTCAGGTATTAATCAAACGCGGTACATCTACCATTGTGGGCCAGATGGAATGCACCTTAACTTTCAACGGTACGCCAATTGATATTAGTAACAAGTCACACCAAGACTGGGTAGCGTTGCTTTCTGGTGAACTGGCAGGTAAGCAGCTACAAGTTGCAGGTACTTTAGTTTACAACAGCGATGCTTCTTATAAGCAAGTTCGCGCTGATGCGATAACCGGCACGCAGGCCGATTACTCTATTGTTTACGGTGATACGGGTGAAGCGTTCTCGTGCAAAATGGTGCCAACCGGGCTTTCTGATGCATTACCCATGGGTGACAAGGTAACTACCTCACTTACGTTCCTTTCTAGCGAAGAAGTTTCACATACGGCGGCATCAGCATAATGAGCAATGAAGCAAACGGTACCCGCTGCTTGCTTTACCGCTTCACTGGCACCGAAGACGCGGTAATAGTGGGTCAGTTGGAACTGACATCAACATTCAATGGCACCCCCATCGAAATCACACACAAGTCACACAATGACTTTGTAACTCTGATGGATGCCAACCAATCAACAAAAGGCCGCACAATTACCGCCAATATTGTTTACAGCAATGATGCCGAATACAAGCTGCTTCGTGCTAATAGCCTGGCGGGCAACATTGACGAGTACATGCTGGATTATGGTACTGGCTTAGTTGCAGATCAGATTCGCTTTAATGGTATTCCTAATGCGCCATCTGATACAGCCCCCGTTGGTGACAAGGTAACAAGTTCTATCTCTATTCTATCAGTGGGCGAGGATATCTGATGGAACTTAGGCTTTGCTATAAAACATACCCGTTTAAGATGAACTTGGCCGCCATGCGCCAGTTTAAAACCAAAACGAATAAAGATCTGTGGTTTACGCTGGTTTCATTCCTTGAAACCTACATCGCAAATCAATCTAAACCCACTATTACGCTGATGCGCGCACTTTATCAGTGCGTTGACTTTGAAACCGCTTCTGAAGCGTTTCATGCGTTGGTGAAACAAGGTGATAGTTCTATTGAATTAGAGCAAATCCAAGACGCCATGTTTAGAGTAGGTTGGCGCCCAGTTGAAGATGAAGACAGCGAATTCATTCAACCATGGCCGCTTATTTTGGTTGATGTAGCCAACGAGATAGATCAAGAGTTTCGCGCCACTGTCAGCGACATAAAAAAAAAGGAACAAACTGGATAGCGCTTCCAAAGTCTAGTTCGGTTCAACCTTTTACTGTCGATTATTGGGCTTTCTATAAAGAGCTCGTTACCAAGCTTAAGATTTCCCCAACAGAGGCTTGGTTGCTCGACTATCCAGAATTACACCATCTTCTCAACCTTGGCGAAACCGCTAACTCAGGTGATGTTTCAATGATGATTAACGCAGAACGGCGGGCTAATGGCGCCCGTGATGATAGGTATTTAATTAAATGAGTACAGAAAAGTTCTTATTTGAAATTGCTGCAGATACCAAAGCGTTACGTGAAGAACTATCAACCGGCAAAGCCAGCGTTAAGAAGTTCAAAAACGAATCTGATGGCATGCTGGGCAACTTGGAAAGCCTAAAAGCCCCCTTATCTGCCGTTGCTACTGGCGTGGCCGCGGTAACAACAGCCGTTGTTGCTGGTACGTCTGCGTTAGTTTCCTATGCTGCAGCGCAAGGGCGAACTATTCAAGAAACTGAAACCATGGCAAACATTGCCGGGTTAACGGTTGAAGAATTTAAACGCCTTTCTTTTGTGTTCGGTACCGTTGGTATCGATGGCGAAAAGTTCGGCGATATTATGAAAGACACCCAAGAGAAAGTGGGTGATTTTCTCGCTACGGGCGGCGGCGCTTTTCAAGACTTTGCTGATGTAATGGGCTACACCTCGAAAGAGGCGCAAGAATTAGCCGGCGAATTCGAAACCATGAGCGGTCAAGATGTACTGCAAGAAATGGTTAACCGCATGGATGCTGCAGGCAAAAGCACTCAGCAAATGAGTTTCGCCCTCGAGGGAATGGCATCAGATACTACTGCGCTAATTCCGCTGTTGCGTGATGGCGGTGAAGCTGCACAAGATTTGGCAGATACGTTCGATTCAATCAATGTAGAGTTATCAGAAGAAGAACGCGCTCAGTTTGCCGCCCTGGCAAATAACGTAGATTTAGCCCAAGGCGCTTTCGTTAACTTCCTAAACAACGCAATCGCCCCCTTCCTACCCGCCATCAATGAAGCCACCAAAGCTCTCGCTGAATTCTTTGCTGCCCGTCAAACGGGAATGGACTTAGACAGAATAATTGATGAGCACTCATTAGCCGATCAGGTTACATCTTTAGAAGAACTCGAAAAGCTTCAAAAGTTGTTGAATGAGGAAGTTGAAACCTACGAGAACCTAACGCATCACGGTCGATCGGGCAAGGTCAACAAAGAACGGCTTAAAGAACTGAAAGATACGCTCCCTGTATTGGAAGCCAGAAAACAGGCAATAGAGGAAGAAAACGAAGCAACGCAGCGCGCACTAGATTTAGAGTCTAAAAAAGGTAATTTGAAATCTGAGCGCACATCTGGTTCCGACTCTATCAAGTTAGAGGAACAGCTTTTAAATGAACTAAAAGCGGTTGAAGATGCAAATAAAAGCGAACTTCAATTACTGCAAGATCAAAAAAACGCCCGTTTAGCCATTCTCGAAAGCATGTACGAGGATGAAAAGAACCTAACTAAAGAAAAGTTAGATGAAAAAAACGCCATGAAAATGGCGATAGAAGCCGACTATTTAGCGCAGTCGCGTGAATTAGCCCAAACGGAAGAGCAGGCAAAGATTGATGCGGCGGTAACCGAATCAGAAACGTTAAAAGAGCTACTCGATGAAAAGCTAATTTCTCAAGAAGAATACCAGGCTAAGCTAAAAGAAATTATTGCGGCTTATTCGCCTGAGTCAGTTGACCCAGAAGCGCTTGAAGAAAAAAACCAAGCTGAATTGGAATCATTAAACGAGAAGCTTGAAAACCAGCTTATCTCATATGAAGACTATTTCACTAAACTTGGTGCGCTCAGCAAAAAGGACTCAGCCGACAAAAAGAAGAAAACAGAACTAGAAAACTTCTGGTCAGAGTCATCGGTTAAAAGTCAAATAGATGATGGCACTGCGTTGCTCTCCGCATTAGGTAATAACAGTAAAACTGCTCACAAAATAAAGCAAGGTTTAGCAGCGGGAAACACTGTAATGACCACCGCCGAAAATATAGCCGAACAGTTTCCCAACCCTGCTGGTATGGCATCGGCCGCCCTAGTTGGTGCCACACAGTTAGCTACTATAATGTCTTCGACTCCAGACGGAGGTGGAACAATAACCACGCCGTCTGCCACTGCCAATGAGGCCCCTGTTGAAAACTATAGCGACCAAGGCACATCAGTTACCGATATTTCGGGTGATGATATTTCTACCCAACGCATGATCATTGAATTCAGTGATGAAGCCGTTGAAGTGGTCGGCCGCCACATCAAGAAAGCGGAAAGTGAGAGGCGCATTTAATGATCATCAGTAAAACTAACATTATTGCGTCTAACAGTATTGTTCTTGAATCAGGTTCATTGAGCAGCGGTGAACTATCAAATTTGCAGGACCCAGACTTTTCACGCGTAGTCAGTAGTTCATCTAGTACATTCTCATTCACATTTGATACCGTGGGTTCGTGCGAGTATGTAGCGCTCCATGGGCTCAACTTGCAAATTGGTAATACAGTTACGTTAACTGGTACGTCGTTCACCCGCTCATTCACTGTCACTCGCCCCATTAAAAATTTGGTTTTCTACATAGGTGTGGCCACAACGCTAAATGATTTAACTGTAGAGATTACGGGTACAGGCACCAAAACAATTAGCTACATGCAGGCAGGCTTGGTT